ATCCGGTAGGGACAAGTAGCTATTACTGGCGGTCATCGTACCTGTGACGTTCTTGCGAAGCGACGGCAAATGAACGGCGTTGTAAATACGTTCTTCAGCTTCCTGAACAAAGCGAGGAATGTTGGCAACAAAAGTTTGCTCGTAGTTTTGCGAGTAATCAATAATTGCTTGCTGTAATTGGACGTAATTAATTTAAGCCACCCTTTATGCCATTGGTCCGCGAGCCATACGGCCCTTCGTTGCACAGCCATTACCGCGAGTCTCAATACCTGTTGTCTTGACATCATCACGGTCAGGGTTACCAGCGCTTACGCGACCAGCAAGTGTTCCGGGATTCATCTGACTTGCAGACAAGGTGTTAGGATCAGGTTTGCGGCTAACCGCGTCCTTCATGCTAACTTTGCCACCTTTCATTGTGTGTGGCTCGGCATAAATGCCAGCATCGCCGACTTCTTTGCCCATCATTTTTGCGCTGAACTTAGCCATGATTAACCTCGTTTTTGTGCTGCAATTTTAGCTAAGTTACGACCCATTGCTTTCATGTCAGCGTTTGTTTTCCCGCCGCCTGAAGATGGTGTGCCTTTGCCTTTTAATGCCGTAACGGTTGGACCGCTGTTACCAAGGTTCTTGCCCTCAGTCTTACCTTTTTTGGCTACGCCATCTGCTGCTTTCTTGTACGCCATGATTGGCTCCTTAAGTAGTTGTAACGGTAACTGTACCGACTTGTATATTTAAAATCAAATCATTTGGTGTTAATGCAGTATCAAAACTACTTGCACCGCCAACAGGGTTCCAGCCCCACTGGAATACTCTACTACCACCTTCAGGGTTTCCAGCGCCAAGAGGACCTATGCCCGTCTGGTTAATCTGCAAACCGCTATTACCTGATACCAAGTAACTTACATCTGGTCTTGGTTCCCGAACTGCTTGTGGGTCATTAACCGGATACATGCCTAACTGCAACTGCGGCTGATCTGGATCCCAACAACTTGGACAAACCTTGACGTTATACAGATGAGTCTTTAATACTTGCTTTTGTAGCTCTTTCAACTTGTACCGCTGACCACACCGGTCACATTCGGCAATCGCATATTTACCTGACGCAAATTTACTAGGCATACGTCACCTTAGTAAAAAAGTTGTCGAGGCACAAAACGAATAGACGCCTTTTCACGATCCTCATCAGCAGCAAGTTTGAACTGTTCTTCGTAATCTGCTTTTAATGCTACTGCGCGTTGCATATCCATACCGGGCAATTTAGCCGCGAGGTAGTACGCAAGCCCAGCTACCAAACATGGAATAAATCTAAACGGAATGTCTGGCGTATTAGCACCGTTACCAATATCTTGAATTCTACGCAGACGCCAGTAAACAAACGTGTACTGATCGCCCGGTGGGTTTGGCGTAGGCCATACAACAATCTTTGGGTAGTCAATGCCTGTAGCTGGATCTGTCCCAGCAGGTTGTCCACCAGCGGGGTACTGTGCGCCTGACTGTCTATTGATCCACACTTGAATTGGACGACCCTGTGCATTCTTTGTAGGAATAGTAGAGTAAGTTGATTCAGAAATGCGTGTGATGTTGATATCAATCTGGTTCTGACCTGTGCCTGTACGGATCACTTGGTCGAGCAAATCAATCGTATCAATAGGCAAGTTGTAAGTAGACTGCCCGGTAACCATAGGGATCGAGCCTTGCTCAATCGTCCACAAGTTAATGCCACGGTTAGCCCACTCAATTGTCAGAATGTTTAAGCTGCGCCGTGCTGTTTTTAAATCGTAACCAGTACGCAGCTCTTGCCCGCAACGCTCGAACGCTTCCTCGACTAAATCGGTGAAGTCAAGATTGAAGGTCGAGGTGCCTGATGTAGTCATTATCTAAACCCTGATGTCTTCTTAGCAATGCGTTTTGGCTGGGCTACAAACTGTTTGCCTGCCGCCTTACCCGTGCGCTTTGCCTTGGTTGTAGCTGCATACTCCGCAGGTGATAAGGCATCAATGGCTTTCTTTGGCAAATACCGCTCTCCAGTCTCTGACGACTTCTTGCCTGACTTGGTTGTCCATTTCTGGTCACCCCAAGCTTTCAGAGATTGTTGCGGTTTTGCTAAGCTACTCATTTATAACCACCACCCGCTGCTTTGTACTTCTTAGCTACAAGTTGAGCCTTACGAGCTGACCACTGACCTGCACCCGTGCCGTGGGTTGCTGCGGATTTTACTTGGGACACAATCTTCTTGCGAAGACCGGGTTTTGTGTAATTGCCCGCAGCATTCACTTTACCACCTTCAGCGTACTGCGTGAAGTCAGTATCATCCCGGCGAGCTTTACGCTTTCCGTCGGGCATCTTAGATGGGTTGATTGCACCCATACCACGGGAAGCCATCATGATTATCCCTTAGCAGCTCATGCCACCGGACTTCATCGAAATCATTGTGCCTTTGGTTTTGCCTTTTACAGCACATCCATCAGCACGGCTAGAAGCAGAACCACCGCTCTTAAGCTTAGTCATGTTGGACTTTTTGCCACCATGCAACTGTGCTTCGTGCATACCGACAGCTTTCTTAGCCATTGCTTTGTCTTGCATCATATCGTTTTTCATAACACCACCTTTGTTAAAAAGATTCATGGACCCGTGGTCCGTTTTGGGTTTGTTAATACCTTGTAAATCAGCTCGTGTGTTGGGGCCAAACTTCTGGCCTTTACTTGCAGCAGAAAATTCTTGAGCTACATCTGTTGGAATACCGGCTTTCTTCGCAAACTTTGGGTTATGCGCGGCGGCGTCCATGAACTTCTTTTGTTTTGCGCTAGTGGCTGGCATTATCGAAACATCCTATCAACAACCCAAGTCAAAGCGCCACCAACAACACCACCAGCGCCACCAAAATACATTAACACTCTCCAGCCACCTTTAGCTTCGGAAAGAGTTTTTTGAATTTCAGCCAACGTGTTTTTGACCTGATCCATATCCTGAACGAGCTTGTCCATGTCCTGCTGCAAATGTTTAATCTCATTTGCGTGGGTAGCAAGTTCACGAGCGGTCTGCACGGATTCTTCCATTTAACACTTCCATCTCTTTAGACTCGCGGCTTTTCGTGTTGGACGACCTTTCTCGTCCTTCATTGGACCCGGCATACCAGACATACGTGCGCAGAAAGACTTCTTGCGTGGACCACCTTCGGGCTGTGGAGCCTTTAAGTTTGATCCAGTTGCAGCGTTGTACTTTGCACGTCCTTTGGCAGTAAGACCCGCTCCCTTAGATACGGGAAGCTTCTCGCCACGCCCGACCGCCAGAGAGGGATTCTTCTTAGCCATAGAACACCGTTACAGCCGCGTTAGATAATGTGGCATGAACGTCCGTTTCAAACAAGACGCCGTTAGCAGGGATCACCACACTAAATGGCTCACCGTTTGCGGCTGTTGCAATAGACATTAACGTTGTTCCGCCAGATCCGCCGTCTTTTAAAACGACTGAACCAGCCGATGCAGAAGGTACAACAAGCAGCCCACGTACGCGAGTTCGTGCGGCATACGCCGTTCCAGTAGCCGCAACAATAGCGGTCATTACATCAGTTTGCATAATTAGCTCCTATAAACACAAAAGCCCACCAAAGTGGGTGAGCTAATTAAGACGGTGTAACAGCAGTTGTGCCGTCAGCGTTAACCCAAGTGCTAGTAGCCGTTGCACCAGTAGCAATCTTCAGTGTGCTAAGCGTTGTGTCAAACACGATTGTGCCAGCAGCTTTACCAACTGTGTTAACTGCGTTTGACGCGGCAGCAATCTGTACGCTTGTAGCTGTACGAATCTGAATGTAACCAGCGGTCGAATCGACGTTGCCGGTAACTGTGCCTGTAACGTTGCCAGTGACTGCGCCCGTAACAGCGCCGATGAATCCATTGGTCGAGGTAACTGGACCGGAAAAGGTAGTTGATGCCATGATAGGCTCCTGTATATGCAGTACTTCGTTTCACTGTCTCTGCATCGTCCGCTGGGGCGGTCAGTGAAACTGGGGGTTCCCAGATAATGTATTTATACGCTTTATTTAGTTATGGTGCAAGGAGTTTGTTGGACTTTTTTAAATTATCTTCCTGTGTAATTACACGCAGGTTCCACGGCACATGAAGCCCGCAGACTTCGTCACTAATTAATGGCACTATGTGATCGACTACATAGCGCTCACCTGTAATCTTAGTTAACTGCTGAGCTTGTAGATAAAGATTTCGCATTTCAAGTTTTTGTTCTGCCGTAACCCAAATGGGTGTGGCTGCACGGTGCCTGCGCTTACGAACGCTTACTAACGCCTTATACAACTCTGGGTTTTGTTCTTTGTATTTAGTTTTGTATTGTCGAGCCTCACTAGCAGGGCGGGCAGATGCTCTAGCCTTAACCATGTCCTTATTTTTTTCGTAATAGCGACGTCCTGCTTTCTTGGCAGCTTCGGACTTTGGTAATTTTTTACGGCGTTCATTGTCGATTACCCAATCTTCTTTGACGCACTCAACGCAAGACCCTTTGGTTTTACGTAGGGCTATATGCCCACGACTACATGCTTCCCCTGTGAAGTAATGTGTTGCGCCAGCAGCTTTTGCCTCACTACGTGTTTTTGGGTGTTCCATATCGGCTCCTTGGTTACGATACGGGGAATTATAACTTAATAAAAACCCCACCGCAAGGGTGGGGTCGAATCAACCGTAGAGGCTTGATTTATAAGGCTTAGGCACCAGCGGAGCCGTACATTCCGAGAGGGTCACTCCAGCCGAAGCTATAGCGCTCACGAGATTTATAACGAACGTTCCCTGTATCGAAATCCCCGTCCATCGACTGCGACAAAGGAGTACGAACAAAGTGCTTCATGCCGTTAGGCACATCAGTCGTCAAGAACCAAGCATTGGTGTCGGTCAGGAAGTTATTAACTGTGTAACCTTCCGAAATCGAACCGTTGTTCTTGATTGCGTTGATGTCGTTGTCAGCCGTACCAACACGCAATTCTGTTTCGAGCAAACGAGTTGCAACGAACTGAAGTGCAGGGGGAATGACCAACTTCTTAGGCTTAGCAGCGATCAACAGACCACGTTCATCGGTCCAAGCAGCGATTTGAATAACTGCGTTTTCCAACGAAGTTTCGTTCAAGTCTGCAGGGGTTCCGGGAATGTTGCTGTTAACGCCACCGCCAACCAATGGGTGTGATGCGCTAAACAGTGCAACTCCGTCACCGCCCGTGTAGGACGCTGAGAAGCCGTTGTTCAGAACAGCAGCAGCCTTGACTTGCTTGGTGTAAGCCATTGCGCGGGCGAGAGCCTTGGTATAACGAGCCGACAAAGAGTCGTACAGGTTATCTTCAATTGCTTCTTCCGTAAGGGAAAACCCTAGTGCGATGGTTTCATGGTTGTATCGAGCAGTCCAAGCTTCCTGAGCGTTGTCGTATGCAATTGCAGAACCTTCGTTCTTAACAGGTGCAGCCGAAAAGCCAGAGAGTTTGGTTTCTTCTTCGAACGAACGCTCAGAGGTCTCTGTTTCGTAGATCTCTTTGTGTTGCTCACCATAACGTGCGTACTCCAAACCGAACAATGCGTTCAGGCCGGGGAGCAGCTCTTTCAATAGTTGTGCGCGTGAAATAGCCATGATTTAGCTCCTTATACGCCGACGGCGGTTTCGTATGCATGCATACCGAAGTTGAACTTTACGATCACTTCAGGATACAGCGTGTTGCCGCCAGAAATATAAGCGGTGTCAGGCACAACATCAACGATGCGGATGGTCAGCGTAGCTGTATCAGCAGTCGAATCAAGAAGTGCAACTTGTGAGTTACCAGCATTAGTGATTGTGGTGTTGTTTACGATTGTTGCGTTATTGCCAACAGAAGTAAATTGAACGCCGGTCACAACTGTTGTGCCAGAAACGACAGCAACTTGGAACAGTGCATCTGGATCATCACAAACATAAGCTGTAATGTAGCCGGTTGTTACTG